GCTTTAATTTTTTAAGCGTCACAAACAGCATGATGTCTTTCTGATTCACTAGCCACCCACCTCCATTTATTTTTACACAAACCGTGCGTTCTTTTGCGCTATTTTTGTCGTTCTTTTATTAGTTTTTGTCGCCGGGAAGTAACTAAAACATGAGTTAGTTCATCTTTCAATGCATCTTTGCATGTTTATTTTAATTTATTGGTTGCTTTCGTCACAAACTGTGGTTAATATTCGTTATCAATAACCACATAATGTAAATTCAACCACATAAAGAGGTAAGGGAAATGTCACTTACAAGCGCACTGAGATGTGAAGACCCCAACAGAACCGGAAGCCCTGACGATTTTAATGAAATTGATGACTCAACCGCAGAGCTTTCGGACTTGCTTGAAGTCTTAAATGACGATGTCATTTTTAGTGAAGCATTTTCAATTGATGCTATTCAAGCGCCGTATCGTTATGCCAACGGCAACTTTCAGCGTTGCGCCAATTCAATGGCAGTGGGGTATTTCAAAAATGATGTAATTGACGCAATCGCACAGCAGGATTTCGATGCGCTCGGTCGGCTTGTGTCAAAACTTGCCATTGATTACGCGGAACGCATTTATGACATTAGGCACAATTAGAGGTGAATATGAATCTTAAAAATGAGAACAAAATCCGAGACAAATTTAATGATCATAAACTAGATTTTACTGAGATTTTTTTGTTCGGAATGTTTTTTGGCGCGGTTACGCTGCTCGTTGTGCAAAACATGATTTTGGAGCTGTAAAAATGACAAGCATCGAAAGACGCATAAACACGGTATTAGGTTATGACCTAGTTTTAGATTTTTATGAATCAATTGAAAAGTGCAGAGGCGAGCTAGATTGTATCAACGGCAACCCCGCAAAAAGCAACCAATCTCAAGCTTATTACTGTGGCTACGGTGAGCGCTTTGATATTGAACAAAACGCAACACATTGGAGCGAACAATGAATTCATCAGAAAACATTAACCACTTGGCTACAGCCTTATGTAAAGCACAGGCGGCTATGGGTGGCGCCGTAAAAGACTCAGCCAACCCATTCTTTAAGTCTTCTTATGCTGACCTGACAAGCGTGATAAAGGCCATTAAGCAGCCCTTTGCTGATAACGATTTATCGTACACTCAATTCCCCATTAGTGATGAAAATGGCATTGGTGTTGTCACGCGGTTGATGCACAACAGCGGGCAGTTCATCGAGATGGGTTACACCCTACCAATCGTCAAGCGCGACCCCCAGGCTGCAGGGTCCGCACTAACATATGCTAGACGTTATGCCCTGCAGTCAATGGCTGGTATCCCCACCGCAGACGATGATGCAGAATCTGCTGTCATTAGGGGTGATGACAAAAAAGTCATTGACGATGCCCAACTGTCTACGCTGACCGACCTGCTCGACAGCACCAACGCAGATGTAAAAGCTTTCTGTAAACACTTCAAGATTCCGTCAACCAAAGACCTTCTGGCTCTGCAGTTTGATCGCGCAATCGCCGCACTACAAGCGAAGGCATCGAAGTGATCATTTTAGACGATGAGCAGGGTTCTGCTGAATGGCTGAAAAGTCGTTTAGGAAGGCCATCGGCAAGCATGTTCAGCAAGCTCGTTACTAGCACTGGGAAGCCGTCTGCAAGCGCAGAAAAGTATATAAACGACTTAGCTGCAGAAAGATTAACGGGCCGTTCAGAGCCGTTCTTTGTGTCCGATCACATGCAAAATGGCACCGACCGTGAGCCGTTTGCCCGAAAAGCTTACGAGTACATCACGGATAATGAAGTGCGACAGGTAGGGTTTTGCCTTGACGATTCTGAGGAATTTGGCTGCAGCCCAGATGGGTTGATCCTTACTGACACCCTGCGCTCGGGACTTGAAATAAAATGCCCGGCACCGGGAACGCATGTCGAATATATGCGCGATCCTCAAAAAGGCGTGACAAAATATTTTCAGCAAATCCAGGGTTGTATGTGGATCACAGATCGCCCTACTTGGGATTTCTTTTCTTGGCATCCTCAGATGCCGCACGTTCTTGTCACAGTCCCGCGAGATGACAAATTCATTGAGAAATTATCACAACAGGTTCACCTAGCCGTGAACACAATTAACGAAACCGTCGAAAAACACACCGGAGAAATGGTATGAAAGTAGCAGTGAATTTTAGAGTAGATTTAAATAAGCTCGACCAATCCAGAGCATACGAAGGCCAAAATGGTAGCCGAACAGTAGACCTTACTTGCTTTATTTCGCCAGAAGAGCCAGACCAGTACGGGCAGCATGGGGGCATTCAGCAAAGCACAACTACTGAAGAGCGTAGTGCAGGCATGAAAATGCCGTATGTCGGAAACGTCAAAGCCTTCTGGAGCGAGGGAGTAACGATTGTCAAAGAGGCGCAGCCTGCATCTTTTACCACTCAACAGGCCGCTGTACCAAAAGTAAACATGCAAGCGCCTAAAGCTGAAGTAGATTTTGACAACGATATCCCATTCTAATGAGTACCAAAGAACGGTGGTGGGGATGGCATAAAGAAAATCCCCATGTTTATCAAATGTTTTCTAGCTTCACGAAAACAGCCATTGACGCCGGGTTGCCGCACTCAAGCGCCTGGCTCATCGTTAATCGGATTCGGTGGGAAACGGCAATAGAAACGCAAGGTGATACCTTTAAGATCAGTAACGATTTTATTGCTTATTACGCTAGGCTTTTTATGGCTTATAACCCAGAGCATGACGGCTTTTTTAGGACTAAAAAATTAAAGGATGAAATTGTATGAACGAACAATTTGTGACGTTTGACGCGCTTAAACATCTGACTGGCTATAAGCGCGATAGTGATGTGTCAAAGTGCCTAAAAAAACAAGGGATAGTCTGCTTTGCCGGGCGCAAAGGCCCGTGGACCACTATAGGCTTAATTGAGGCGGCACAAGGGCCGGAGAGAGAAGTTAATGCTGATTGATAAGACAAAGTTTGCCAATGATTACGGCGTAAAAGCATCAACAATTTCTGGCTGGATGCAGAGACATTGGACAAAAGGCCAGCATTATTATGTAATTGGTCGCACAACCATGATTGACACTGAGGAGTTTGACGTATGGATAAGAAATTCCCAGCAGGCATCAGACCTCGCGGAAACGGGCTGCAAATTAGAATCTGGCAGAATGGGAAAGAAGTCCATGAGGAGATTATCAAGGCCAACCCCGATAAAGATGCTGACGTTAAGCGCGTAAAAAAATACCGAGATGAGCTAAAGGTCAAGTTTCGGCTTGGCCTAGCCTTTGAGGATGAGGAAAATCCATCACATCTGCAATCATTTGCAAACATGGCGCAAGAGTATCTAAAGACCGGGGAATGGAAATACTCAACAAAACTTAGCTATTTAAGCATCCTCAACACGCACTGGATGCCACTTTTTGGTAAACATCCCTGCGCCTCAATCACAACGAGGCAAATTAAAAACTTTCTAGCTGACTTAAAGAATCCAGATACAGGCGAACCCCTTACGAGAAAAACCAAAGATAACATCTTAGGCCCACTCAAGGGCGTCTTGGATCACGCAGAAGTTCAAAATAATCCAGCCGCAGTGATCAAGACCAAGAAATCGCAAAAAAAGCCGATAGAGCGATACAGACCCGTAGAGCGTGACAAATTACTGTCTTGCCTATCAGGTGATGTATATGTGTATTTTGCGCTGTTGTTTGGCTGCGGGTTTAGACCAGGCGAAATAATGGGATTACTGCGTAATGACTTTGACGGTCAAGAATGGCACGTTCATCAGCAAATCGTGAGGGGACTAAAAGTCTCATCAACAAAGACAGCACACCGCCGTAAGGTTTATATACCCCTTTGGGTGAGGCAAGTAATGAAATCGATGCCTGCCAGGATAGATAGCCCCTATTTCTTTGTTAATAAAAAGGGAGGGTTCTTTAAAGATACTCGCAGATTTAATCGAGCGTGGAAAAAAGCGCATGATAAAAAGCAAATACGCTATAGAATCCCTTACTGTTGTAGGCACACTAGAGCCGCTGAATTACTCTCAAAGGGTACTTTACCTGGAAAATGCGCGCAACAATTAGGCCATTCTCTGGCGGTGTTTTATAACACCTATGCGGAGATGATCGATGAGTATCAGATCGACAGAGATTTGGAGCAGTTTGAGCCGCTGCCTGGAACGGAGCATAAACCCAATCGGTGACCGGTGTTTTGACCGGTGGTATATCGTTTAATGTCGCCCAGTGTAGGTTTTCAAAAATAAGAAGTCAGTATTTATGCGGGTTGTAGCCGACACTGACCAACACTCGCCGTCAATGTATCGGGTTCAATCCCCGTCGTCCACCCCATTATTTCCTATTAAAATCAATAAGTTAGGTAAGGATAGCGTCTAAAATAGCCCATATGACCGGTGTTTGACCGGTATGCGTATCCGTATTGGCTTAAAAAGACGTTATTTATTGCGAGTTTAATACGCGCAGTTTTACCTCACGTTTTTCTATTATCAGCCTTAATAACACCATAAAACAGGTGTAGTCTTGCGGCTGTCTACATGAACAAATGTCTTCGCAACACCCACTGACATACCCATAGAAAGAGCCTGCTTTACTATCGTTCTGCGCTGTACTCCACCCTGCACTTTTATATCTGCCGCAATTCCCTGGCAATGGGTTCCGGTTCCAGGCTTTTCTTTGTTGATTTCAGCCGAATGCGTAGCCGATCTATAGCCCGATGTGACCGTAAAACCAAATCCACAGCGGTCGCGTAGTTCGTCCAAAATCGCTAAAAACTCCTCGGACATTTCATTCTCGCCCGTCTCTTGGCAGTCAAACTCTGACCGTGAAAAATACCTCATTCAATTACTCCAAATAGTTTAAACACAAGCCAGAGGCACAAAGGTAAAATCACAAGCCCACCTGTACCCCATAACAGCGCAGCCCAAAATAAGGCAATAGTCTCGGCTCGTTTGTTTTTGCGTAGATGTTCTGCACGTTCTCGATTCCTTTTGCACTCGCTCTGGAATTTAAGCCAGTCCGAATGCATGTCTGCCCGTCCCGCATAGATCATATATTCCTTCAACCAGGCTTCCTGCTCTTTAATCTTCTCTAACTGCATGAAGCATTGCAGTTCTGTTTTGCCACCACCTTTGTTCGCTTTTTTGGCTATCAGGGACTTATTATCAAAGAATTTGGTAGCCTGGTCCGCTACATCATAAAGCTCCTTTCCGTTGCTTAGAGCGCCCTTAATGA